AGCCCTATAAATTCAGTATTATTGAATAAGTTATACTGACTAAACTGCATATTTATTTGTGGCTTTGATATGCAGTTAAAATATTGGTTAAATAATAAGGTACCTAAATTTGTGTATAGTGTAGTAGATGCCCCGAACCTGTAAACATCTGCAAAAATTTCATAATTTGTATTAATGTATATTGATTGAGTTTGATTAACTCCATTGGCTGGGAATGGCAAACCAAGTAACACTTTAACTTCTTTTTTGTAAGGTGTAGGTGTTACATCATTATAAATAACTCTACTGGTTACAGGATATGATGATTTCCTTGTTACAGATGCAAGATACAGGGCATTTACCTCGGTTGCTCTAACATTAAAATATATTACGAGTGTTCCACTTGCCGGGGCTGCTAATGTCTTTATATTTGTTTCTTTTATCCTGTCAGAGTTTTGTGGCGCTCCATAATAAGCAGCGCTATCATTATAAACCCAATAAGGTTCGTCATTGTTTTTCCTGTAATTCCAAAAGTTTCCACCCCCAACATCAATACGAATAAATATTCTTAACAAGTCATTTACATTGTTATAGGTTGCGCCATAAACAAAAGTCAAATCTATTTCCTCGTTTTGTTGCACCTTGCCTGGTCTATCACAAATTAAAGTACTTGCTACCGTTCCCGCTACAATTCTTTGGCAAGTGAAATTATCAACAACAACTCTATCATAAATACCACTAACTCCTAAAGACTTTGTCCAATATATTGGCTCACCAGACGAATCTAATCTTGACAAATCTCCATTAGCTATTGTATTTTCAGGAAATTTAATATCACCTGTTATTTGAATACTATTATACCCTTTTTTTAATATTTTAACTTGCCCATTATTTATAAAGTAGAACGGTGTTAATGTATCGTTTTGGTATGGCTTTATATCATACTTAATATTCTTTGTGCTTAAAGTATCAGCAACTAACTTCCAATTTGTAGTGAATACCCTGATACTATCAGATGCCTTTTCATTTACCGAAGTAAGCCACCATTGCCCATTTGATTGATATAATTGCACTCCGAAAGACTCACAAATCCTTTCTAATACTTCATAGCAACTTGGATATGTTGTTGAGCTTTTAAGGAATATTGCAGGTGCTAAATACAATTGCCTTATAGTGCTTGTACTTTCGCTCATTGCAACTGGTAGATAATAATTAACTGATGAATTGAATGTATATCCATCAGGAAGATAGATATTCATTAAACAATTGTTAATTATCTTTTGTATCGTTTCAAGTTCGTTAATATCTCCTGTTGATGGAATATATGCAATACTTTTCAGCATCCCAATCCCATCAATGCAATTAAGGGTTATAAAGTTTCTTCCAGTAGTGAAAGGCAATGAAACGGTATCGAATAATATAAACCCTTGCCAAATGAAATAAGACGTACCATTAGCATAAAATTTCACATGATACTTTCTGTCATCCGTTGTAGTAAAGTCGGGTAATGGGCCTGTAAATGAAGTGAAGTCCGCTTGTATCGTAAATGTGGTAGGTAGTATCGGTTGGAATTGGTCATCGCCGGAAGCATTACAATTCATTACAAACGGCTCCGGCCCTGTACCTACTGAATACACGCTCCCCGAATAACCTTTCTCCCAAATTTCAGCAGTAAAGGTATGCCCTGACTTCCCTATGGCGGATAGGGTATATTTTTTACCGTATGCCGGAGGAACAAGCAGAGAAGCAGTTTCGTATGGTGTTGTTGTTGCACCTGCTATAATTCCAGATGTTACAGACGAGCCGCCTGTAGCTGCTTGTTTATTTGGTGCAAAAATGTATATCTGTGGGGTATATGCAGTTTCGTAATTGTACCCTGTGACATAATTAGTTCTTACTTCATTGTAAGCAAATGTTACAATTTCACCTTGGCACGTTTGAAATTCAAAATATACAAATCCATCAGATGCAGCAGCTATATCTGTACTTGAAACTGTTATTGTTAGTTTATTACACGCCATATTAAGTAGTTAACCCCCTATAAACAGATGTACGCTGCTGACTCAACCAAATGTCCTGACCGGATATCCTTCCCTCCACTATCACCCTGCTATTACCCCCTCCCATTTGCGATGCGGATGCGATAATTGACCGCATCTGATCGGGCCGAACAATATGCTCTGTGCCGTGTAACATTACGGGATACCCGGATTTAGGGCCGGATACCGTTCCACCTTCGGAGAATCCGAGCATCTTGCCGAACCCTTTCATAAACGCACTTCCCCCGGCTGCACTTCCACCACCAGTAACGGCCCCAAGTATCGCCTGAAATATTGCCGCCTTCGCTGCTGCTAGTGCGATGTCAACCGCTAACCGCTTAAACATATCACCCAACGCTTGACCGATATTTTGCCCGTTTGCCATAGCGTTAACAAGTCCGCTAATGCTATTCATAGCCATATCAGTAAGGCCGTTGGCGATGGCTAAATTTTGATTGCGTTGGTCTTGCAATTGGGATTGTACAAGCAATACCTGATTGAGTGCAGAGTTACCATCGGTAGTGAGTTTCAGATTGGTTAAGTCTTTCGCCTTATCTCTTTCGGGCATTATAGTACCTAATGCGCCCTGACCTGTAGCACGAATACGGGCATCTCGCAAACGGAGATATATTGCTATTTGTGCTTCAAGTTCCTTGTTTAAATCTTTGGCATCTGTTACAGGTGTTTTACCCTTTCCCCCGCCCGTTGCTTTTTCTCTTGACCCTGCTAAACCTTTTTCAATTCCAATTGCTTGTTGTATTAATTTATTACCCTCTGCATTTAACCTGCTTACTGCATCTGTTGATTCAATCGTTCTTCTTTTGAATACATCAATTGCATTTGCCCCCGTAAAAAAACTCTTTACTAATTCCTTAAATGATTCACCATCCACATCGAATGTCGCTAATTCACCACTAACAATTTTTGCAGAGTTTTTCGCTGCTTCACCATACATTACCTGTGCCTGTGTTCTTAACATCAGGGCCTTAATAACCTTTTCTGTATTGGCTGCAAGTAATTTTTCTGCTTCTTCTAATGATGTAGCGTATCCAATAGTTGCACCTAACTTGTCATTGTATTCTTCAAGTGCTTTAGTCTTACTCATTGCACCACCACGGGCAGTATCAAAAGCAGTCTTAACTTCTTGAAGATTGGTATAAAAATTAGTTAGGTTTTTAGTTACTTCTTTTGTTGTTTCATTGCTATCCTTACTTCCCCTTGTCCAATTCGATAACCCTATTTGAGCAAATGATAACCCTGCCACCAACGCACTGAAAGCAAGTCCAGCAGCACCAGCAGCCGGCACCAACTGCGTTAAGTTGTTGGCGATAGCATTAAAACCATATGGTAAATCTTGAATGACACGGCTGATACCTGTGAAGTCTTTGCCTAACTTTTGAGTAGCACCACCTGCTGATTTCCCTGCTTTCTCTACACCATCAAGCGCAAGAATAGTATCCTGTATCTTCTTTACGGCATCCTTATTATCTGCCGTTATCGTTATCCGCAATGATTCTTCTGCCATGCTATAGTGCTTGTGATAGTTTCTTCATGTTTTCGATGAATTGCTCCTGTGTTAATTTTTCCCCTCTGTCCGGCTTTTCATCCGTTGACAAAGGTAAGAACTCTGTTATATCTTTTCTGCCCTTCGTTTCCGTGTTCGTGCAGTAGATCACATAAGCTATCAACCGTGTCCTTTGCCATTCCGCCAACTGCCTTGCTTCATACCCTTTCCTATACAATAAAAATTCTCGCCAAGTAAGCCGCCAAAACTGCTCAATGGTTAGGCCAACTTCCAAGGCGAGAACTATAATCTCATCCCACGTCTTTTCCCTTAACTTTTTTTTTCCTCTTGCGCCTCCTTATCAGCAGGTATATCGGGAATCATGGACTTAATGGTATAATTCACAAACCCTGCAATAGCAGCACCATTAGCACCCCCCGACTCATCAATGTACCTTGCAGCAGTTCTTTCATCAATCACCGTTCCTGCACTCTCCGATGCTGCCTGAACCATTGTGATTATGTGCTTGAAAGCAAACACCTCACCATCATACAACTGCATTAGCTTTGATATGGCAAGATTGCCATTCATCTCACAAAAGCGGTGCATCGCCCATGTTCCCCACTCTAATTTGATAACACCTCCCGAAATTGGTAATTCGTATGGTGTCA